CTCATAGAAGTAGTACAAAATGCCGTACAAGAAAATAACAGGTTTGGCAATAACCTTAATTTTGCTGGGGCGCTATGACCCTGCCAGTTATTAACGCTGTTATTAACTTTTCTACTGGCCCTAGCTTTGCTCAGGCTATGATATTAGATCAGGGCATATTAGGCACCAATATCTTGGCAGATGCAGCTAGCGTTATTGTGGACGTATCTGACGTAGTAGATAGTATTCAGACCAAACGCGGGCGTAACCCACAGGCTGACCAATTCCAAACTGGCACTCTTACTATGCGTATCGTTGACCAAAACGGAGACTTTAACCCACAAAACCCAAGTAGTCCGTACTACAACCTTTTAACGCCAATGCGTAAAGTACAGATTACGGCTACATACGGCGCAACTACTTACCCTATTTTTGCTGGCTTTATTACTAGTTTTCAAACTACTACGCCAAAAAATGCTTTGGATGTTGTTTACAGTACTATTACAGCAGTAGATGCTTTTAGACTGGCACAAAATGCACAAGTGAGTACCGTAGCGGGCACCTCAGCAGGTCAACTTAGCGGTGCAAGAATTAACGCCTTGTTAGATGCTATTGACTGGCCAGCCTCTATGCGTGACGTAGATGCAGGGCTAACCACAATGCAGGCAGACCCAGGCACAGCCCGCACAAGCCTTGCAGCTATGCAAACGGTAGAGATTAGCGAGTACGGGGCTTTGTATGTAGATGCCGCTGGCTCGTTTGTCTTTCAAGATCGTAACGTAACGGCTGGCAGTACAGGGGCTACGCCTACAGTATTTAACGATAATGGCACAGATATTAGCTACTTTAATGCGGTGTGGCGCCTTGACGATACCTTAGTTTACAACTCAGCAAACGTCACCCGTACAGGCGGCACAACCCAAACGGCCATAAACCAGCCCAGCATAGATAAGTACTTTGTCCACAGCTACAACCAGCAAAACCTACTAATGCAAACCGATGCCGTAGCCCTGGATTACGCACAGGCATACGTTGCATCTAGAGCTGAGACTAGTATCCGCTGCGATGCAATACAGCTAGACCTTTATACCGATAACTACAACTTAGGCATTATTGCGGCGCTAGACCTGGACTACTTTGACCCTGTAACTATTACAACTAACCAGCCTGGCGGATCAACGCTAACTAAGACTTTGCAGGTGTTTGGCGTAGCTCAAAGCATTACGCCTAACAGCTGGAAAACAACACTTACCACTTTAGAGCCAATTATTGACGGCTTTATATTAGACTCATCCATATACGGTTTGCTTGACAGCGGCGTATTAAGTTATTAAGGAGATAGGACTATGGCAGCTGGATTAGGTTTTAAGACCTTTACTACTGGCGAGGTACTTACGGCAGCTGACACTAACGGCTACCTAATGCAAGGTATTAACGTCTTTGCATCTACGGCGGCAAGAGATGCAGCTATCACCTCACCTCAAGAGGGGCAGTTTGCGTTTACTAAAGATACTAACGGCCTTTGGTATTACGACGGTGCAGCTTGGGTAGCCTCAGGAGCTACGGGAGATATCGAGGGAGTTACCGCAGGTGTAGGTATTACCGGCGGAGGTACGTCAGGCACGGTAACTATTACTAATGATATGGCTACGACGATTACGGCGAGCGGCGATATCGTAGTAGGTACTGGTAGCGGCACTTACGATAATTTACCTATTGGTACTACTGCACAAGTTCTAACAGCCGATACAACAGTTAGCCCTTATAAAGTAAAATGGGCTACACCTGCAAGCGGTGGCGGTATGACTTTACTCAGCACAACAACTTTAAGCGGTGCAACCTCAATAAACATTACTGGCATTTCTCAAAGTTATAAAACTTTATACATTTTAGTTACAGGTTTAACGGTTACTACAGGTACTTATACTCTAAAAATTAGGCCTAATTTATCTGGCGCTGTTAATTATACAAGTCTTGCGGCGGCAGTTGTTACAAGCGCTAATCCTGATTATATTAGCCCAGGTTATGCTGGACACTCAGCAAGTAGCGCCGTAAATGATTACGCTATGACTTTTTACAACTACACAGATACAACTAATTACAAGCCTTTCTCTTTGTTTGGTATTGCAAAAATGGCCTCTCAAGTAGAGCCTCTAGGAGTAAGCTGTTTAGGCGCAGTTAAGCAAACGGCTGCTATGGATAGTATTCAATTCGACAATGACTCAGGCGGTAATTTTACTGCTGGAACAGTTAAGATTTATGGAGTAAATTAAAATGACAACATTAAAAATAAAAACAGTTAATGCAGAAACAGGGGAGGAAACTTTCCGCGATATGAACGCAGACGAGTTAGCTCAACTGGCTAAAGATGTTGCACAACGCGAAGCAATAGAAGCCGCCGAAGCAAAAGCCGAAACCGACAAAGCTGCACTCTTAGCCAAACTAGGCATTACTGCCGATGAGGCAAAGCTGCTACTCAGTTAAATGCAGACTAGCTACAACGGCTGGCCAGCATCTAAGGATCAGGCTGAGATAGGTGTTAAGCCTTTTAAGGTTGAGGGCACAAGCCTTAAAATCCGCTGCGCTGAAAAGGTAGCGCCGTTGCTTATTAATTTTGCTAAAGAGTTTAATGAGTTAATAGAGCCAATAGAAGGCGGCACGTTTGACGATTGGGGCTATGCCTACAGGGACGTAAGAGGTGTCGTAGGCAAACTAAGTAACCACGCCAGCGGCACAGCTATAGACCTGAACGCAACTAAACACCCTTTAGGCAAGGTAGGTACGTTTGAGGCCAGCAAGGTGCCTATGATTCGTGCCTTAGCTAAAAAGTACGGCTTAACCTGGGGCGGAGATTGGACTAGAAAAGATGAAATGCACTTTGAGATAGCACTAAGCCCTGAAAAGGTCACGGCTTTAATTACTAAGTTAGGGTTAGAAAATGCCAACTAGCGCACAGGTAACAGTAACTACAACAGCTACATTATTGGTAGCAGCTAACATTATGGATCAAACCGTATGGCTGCATAATCTAGGCGGCGGCGCTGTGTATTTAGGCGATGCCAACGTGACTACAGCTAACGGTTACAAGCTAGATAATGGCGATAAAATGCAGGTGCCAGTAGGTGACCACGAAGGCCTGTACGGTATTGCTGCATCGGGTACGCATACGATTGCAGTATTAAAACAAGTCAACTAAGGGGCATTTAGGAGCAATAAAATGAAAGAGCAATTTAAGGCTGCGGCCTTGTCCTACCTACGTGCAGCTCTATCGTGCGTGGGTGCGCTGTATCTCAGCGGGATTACAGACCCTAAAATACTAGCTAATGCTTTTCTTGCTGGGCTAATTGGGCCAGTACTTAAAGCTGTAGCACCTAATGAAAAGCAACTCGGGATAGGATCTAAGTAAGTGTCACAGGCCCAGGCATACATAGCCGTAGCTTTGGGGATTGCTACGCTTTCAGGGCTTATGGCTGGGCTTGTGCGCCACCTTGTTAAGTATTACCTATCTGAGCTACGCGATGACGGCAACGGCGGGCATAACCTTAAAGGTAGAGTTGAGCGTATAGAGCTACGTGTGGACAAGATTTACGAGCTGTTGCTAGAGGACAGGTTAGCTAAATAGCGCGTGTCGCGTTGCCTTTTGTCAGTAGCTAGGTTCATACTTTGACTACACACGCCGAGAGGGCTACTCGGATAAGTAGCTTATCGGCCTTAACAAAGGGCGAAAGATGAACAGTTTAGATCTAATAGTGGTAGGTATGGTTTGCCTGTTTATGGGCTTATTTATCTACGCAGCTTATGAAATGGGCTACAAAGTAGGCTTGGGTGAAGGTTACCTACGTGGGCGTAATATCGCTAAGGCGCTAAAAGAAGCTGAGGCTAAGCGATGAGTAATTTTTTAGAGGGATATGAGGATGTCAACGCCAGGATTATTAGGGCTCGTTTAGAGTTCCCGACCTTACGCCTTGTTGCTTATATCGAGGATATAGACATAACAAAAGGTTATATTCTTGTTAAGGCTGAGGCCTATAAAGAGTATGAAGATCATCTACCAAGCGCCGTTGATTATGCCTTTGAGATGCGTAGTGACCGTGGCGTTAATCTGCACTTTTGGGTAGAAAACGCAGTAACAAGTGCCTACGGCAGAGTTATAGGCCTGTTAACACCTGGCGGTATTGCTCGCAGTACAAAGCAGGATATGGAAAAGGTAGAGGCGCTTAGCACTAAAGACGTAGCACCTGTGAGCGATGATCTATGGGCTACAACTCCAACCCTAGCTGCAGGTATTGAGGCAGTAAAAAATGAATTAGGTGGCATCTACCTACAGGGCAAACCTGAGTGCCAACACGGTGCCCGCGTATGGCGTACAGGCACTAGTGCTAAGACAGGTAAAGAGTGGGGCAATTACAGCTGTATCGAAAAGAGCAAGGCAACACAATGCGACCCCGTTTGGTATATGCAGACATCTACAGGTTGGGCGCCCCAGGTATGAGCGATAGCTACGAGTTAATCAACCTTAAAGAGATGACAGGCAAACTCTTTGTTAACGGTGAGTTAGCAGCTGAATACAAGGTTGAACAATGCGATAAGTGCGCCCTAGTGGCACAGCTAGATAAGTTTGGCTATCAAAAAAACAGCTATGAAAACATCATATGGTTTTGCAAAGGCTGCCGATGATAGACACAGAGCAAGAGCTATTTAACTACATTAAGCGCCGTTACTTAGAGGATCTAACTAAGTCATCTGACCAATACGAGTACCACGATGCTACTAGCACCCTGTATAGACTGCACATAGAGCTAAAATGCAGGCACACGCATTACGATGACCTGCTCATAGAGCAAGACAAATATGATGCGCTAATGCAACAGGCCGAGCGCCTGGGCTTTACACCTTTTTACGTTAATGCCACACCTAAAGGCATCTACGCCTTCAACCTGCGTAAGATAACTGTTAAGTGGTCAGTTAAAAGGCTGCCTGCTAAAACAGAGTTTGACAGCGCGGGCCAGGTTGATAAGACCGTGGCCCTTTTGCCTATCTCAGAGGCGGTGCAGCTATGAGTGAGTTAATACGTTTTGAGTGCCGCAGCTGTAAGAAAATAACAGAGCAGATAGAGCGCATAGTTACAGATAACCTGCCTGCTAACGTGAAAGTCTTACAATGCAAGGTATGTAGCAAAATGAGCGTTTGCCTGTTGGTTGACTATGCTGATATTTGACTTTTACGCAGGCACAGGATCGGCTACGCAGGCGTTTAAGGATGCCGGGCATACAGTTATTAGCTTTGAGTTAGATAATTACTTTGAGGCTACTGAACACGTAGATATACGTACTCTCGATGCAGCTGGCTTAATTGCAAAGTACGGCCAGCCCGATTTTGTTTGGGCTAGCCCACCTTGTACCACCTTTTCAATGGCTGCGTGTTATCACTATTGGGAGTGGGACGGTAAAAAGGCGGTGCCTAAACACCCTAAAACCTTAGAAGCAATAGAGCTAGTTAAAACTACAATAAAACTATTACAAGACTTAAACCCTAAACACGGTTGGCTTATGGAAAACCCTAGAGCCTTACTTAGAAAACAAGACTTTATGCAAACACTTAATAGGCAGACTATTACTTATTGCCAATATGGTGCCCCTAATATGAAACCAACAGACTTATGGGGCACAGTAGTTAATTGGTTGCCTAAACCGACGTGCAAGCCGGGTATGACCTGCCACAATTCAGCTAGACGTGGATCAGATACAGGAACGCAAGGTATGGGTGGCGGTGGCAAACACGGTGGTGTTAAACGAGGTATGGTGCCAATAGGTTTAGGCCAAGAGCTGTTAGCTGTGATTGAGGCTAATAATGCCGATGTATGAGTATGAGTGTATTAGCTGCTCGATACGCTTTGAGGTTCAGCGATCCATACACGATGTAAACATACCTAAGTGCTGTGGCTTTGATATGCGCCGTATTTATGACCCAGTAGGTGCCATATTTAGGGGCACAGGTTGGGGCAAGGATGCTAAATAGTTATCCACAGGAGTTATCCACAGGCAAGCAAAACCTGTGGACGACACGCAGGCGGTACGCTCAACTTATCCACATACTCGCTAGTAGCTTGACACCTACGCTAGCATCACAACTCGCTGGCGAGCCGCTGAGGCGGATAGCTCGCAGGCGATGTTTGGTGCTTGTGGCCGTGCTATGTGTAATTGGGATTACGCCAGCAAAGGCTTACAATCCAAACGTAGAGAGCTATAAGTTATATGCTCATATGAAGTTATTAGATGATAAGTCTTATAGGTGTTTAGTCATATTGTGGCGTAGTGAAAGCCAATGGAACCCTAAGGCTAAGAACCCTAAGAGCAGCGCATACGGCATACCACAGCTGCTAAAGATGACAGAGCGCAA